TGATGACTCAATCTTTCTTTACGAAAGGCCAGTCACACCGAAAGAAATCGATGACTTCTTTAGACCTCTAGGTCTAGTTATGACCACTGAACAACCGACTGTTAGCATAGAGAGAGCTGATTTTTGTCAGTCCAGAGTAATCAACTTAGGAGATAAATCCGTCTTTGCTAGAGACCCGCAAAACCTAATGGAAAAATGTTTGATTAACCATAAGTTTAAGCAAGTCTCTCTTAGACCTAAATTGATGAAGACCATCGGACAAGCAGAGTTAGCTCTAAACCAAGGGGTACCAGTGTTGCAAGAGTTTGCATCATGTTTGATTAGAAATGGAGACAAGTTCATGAGTGCAAAAGGTAAGAAGGATGGAGGTCTGTTACAAGGCTATCTTAATTACCGGCACGAACAAGTACTCCCCAAACATTGGAGAAAATTTCGACCAACTACTGTTACACCTGAAGCGCGCGTTTCCTTTTCCATAGCTTTTGGAATGCCGCCTCAAAGCCAGATCGCCTTAGAGAAGCACCTATCGTCACTAGAAATTGATTATGTCGGCCCGTCATGGGCAGATCATTTTAATCCAATCAATTGGGCGCTTCAACACAAAGGGGTCGAACGCTGCTGACTGGCAGTCAGAATTGGGTCCTTGTATTCGTTGACCAAAACGGTATTCTTCAGAGATGTAACAACCGTGCTAAACAAAATGCCTAGAGACTACACGGTCAAGTTAGTGCCTTTACAAGGATGGATAGTCCCGTTATTCATTGCGGAATCCAATACAAATGAAAAATAACAAAAGCAATCGAAAAAGCAAGAAGAAGACCCCGGGTATCGTCGGTAAGACGTTTATTCCGAATATTAATGGACAGGGTGGCTATTGGACTGATACGGTTTTGCCGGCGCTTCGCAAGACGTTTCCTACGGGAACTTTTGCGAATGCTGGTGGAGCTATTGGTTCTGCTCTTGGCACTAACTTAACTGGAAACAAATTTGTTGGCGCTGGAGCAGGCAAAGCCGGTAGCTGGTTAGGACAAAAATTTGCTGACATAGTTGGTTTTGGCCAATATGATGTCTTGCATAATACCCTCACCACACAGGGAACTGTGTTGCCGGAGGGTATGGACGTCCCCCAATTTGCCAACGCAGTCCATGAAACCAGG